AGTGACAAATCTATTAAGAAACATATGTATGATAAAGGAAAGGAACTCTATGATGGACGAAGATAATATAATGGATGAGGAAATGAAAGATCTAAATGAAAAGATCTACAAAGAGGCTGGTGAACACAATGAAAGGGTTAGAGATTCTATGCTAGTAGCAACAACTTATTTGGCTGTAGGATCTAGAATTTTAAGAACTCTTCTCGATGAAGGAAACTATAAAAGATTTATGGATACCATTGCTGAGGAGAATGTGAAGCCTTTAAAAAAGCCTTTATTGCATTAATGGCGATCTATGCCGATTGCGAAAGTAAACGCAGAGCCCGGAGAAAGTATTACGATAAAGAAGAAAACCGAGAGAAGAAAAGAATTTACATGAGAAGTTATGAAAAAAGACCGGAAGTTAAAGCAAGGAAACACGAAGAGTACCTCCAAAATAAAAAAGAGGGACGTGGGTATTTTTACGAATCAACAGCAAATTGATCGAGCGATTAAAGCGGCGGTTGATCAATATAATAAATGGAAAAAGAATGCGATATGAATATACAGTAACGAAAGAAGGCAGCGAAGCAGAGATCATGAAAGAGATGGGCTGGAAAAAATTATTTAAAAAATTACTATTGAAATACCCAAAATTCAGTGGCTGCTGCACCTACATCAATAAGAAAGGTCATGTTCAAACCCGAAGCTTTAATCAAGGAAGAGAAATCAAAAATTTATGAGTTGGTACTTAGGAGAATATGAAAAGATGAGACAACAAGGAAAAACAATACGCAGGTACCCGAATGGAAATGATCCCCTTAAACAAGAACTCTTCGGTGAAATGAAAATGTGTTCAAAGTGCAAGGAGACAAAAATTATTTTCAAATTTCATTGGAAAAGTGATCACTATAAAGGAAAACTCAGACGCAGGCTTCAAGCCGAATGTGGTGAGTGTCGAGAGAAACAACGTCATCATAAATACTCCGCGTCTCCTGAAGCCTTTATCATGCGTTCGGTTCAAACGATTGCTCAAGAATCGGCTCGTAAGAAGCGCAGGAAGCGTGTTGCATTGACCATGGACCAATTTATAGAAGCGTGGCGAGCCCAGTATAAAGAACATGGTTTGATCTGTCCGCTCTCCGGACAGGAGATGACCTATCAACAAGGACTCGGGAACCTGGAGACCAATATCTCCATCGACCGCATTAATAGTGATAAGATTTATGAAAAAGGAAATATCCAGTTTATTTGTAGACGGGTGAATAGTATGAAGAATCATTTTAGTAACCAGGATCTTGTTTTTTGGTCGAGAGCGATTACGGTGCAGCACGATGTATAAACCGTTGCCCCATTCACTGACCATCCAACAGAGCAAGGTCAATGGTTTAGGTCTCTTTGCTAAAGAGGGAATCGCCCAAGGAACGAATTTGGGAACGAGCCATCTGAAGGTGGGAGAGAAAATTATCAGAACTCCACTCGGGGGTTTTATTAATCATGCGAATGAAGCGAACTGTGTGAAGGTAGAACTCAGAGACGAAGTGGGTATTAAGAAATGGGCTTTGATTACTTTAAAAAATATTAAAAAAGGAGAGGAGTTAACGTTACGTTATACGTTTTATAAAATATGATAGATTATATACTACACTGGATCGAACGAAGCGCAGGCCGCGTGCATAACTGGGCCTGGGATAAACGTTGGAAGCATCGAGACAAGGATGAATGGATCAAGGGCTACCGGAAATGGAAGAAGACACGATGTCCTCACAATTAAAGAAGAAATACTCGGCCGAGAAGGATTATAAAAAGATCGTAAAGTACGCGAAAAAACGTAAACGAAATAAATTTGCTCAACAGATTGATCAGTACTGGAGACGTAGAGATTTTCAACGTCTCGTTGATAAAGGTGTGATTAATACCAAGATTCAGATGAAAGCGGTTAAGAAGTTACTCGATGAAATTAAATAGAAAGTATAGCTACGTCCAGGCGACACGGAACACGGAACATGGATCACGGACCTATGATGTCCAGGGCATGAGACTGCCTTCAGTGACCACGGTGCTTGCAAAAACAAAAGATCAGACTTATTTAAGGCGCTGGAAGGAAAAAGTCGGTGATGAAGAAGCTGAACGAATCAAGAATTATAGTAGCAAGCGCGGGACTAGCATGCACAAGTTCCTGGAGAAACATATCCAAGGGGCCGGTTACGAAGACCTCACGGAGGTTGGTGTCCAAGCTAAACCGATGGCTCAAAAAATTATTGATGTAGGATTTACTCCTATCAGCGAATACTATGGCACAGAAGTCACTTTATATTATCCAGGTCTTTATGCAGGTAGCACAGATTTAATCTGTATGCATAATGACATGGAAACGATTGGAGATTTCAAGCAGTCAAATCGCCCGAAGAGAGAAGAATGGGTGGAGGATTATTATATGCAGATTGCGGCTTACGCCATGGCACACGACTACGTGCATGGCAGCAAGATAAGACAAGGAGTCATTATGATGTGCACTCCAGACCTATATTATCAAGAATTTAAGATTCAAGACAGTGAATTAAAGCGCTATAAACATGAGTTTTTAAAAAGATTGGACAGTTATTATGACCTAATTTATGATGAGAAAGAGAAAACAAATATAGATACAAAAGAATTATTGGAGGAATTTGAAAAGAACAAAATTTAGAGTTGGGATAGAGGGGTTTTTCATCCGGGTTGTGGCGGGCTCGAGTATAGCTATATGTCTGCCCTCGATTCCCTATGCTGAGTGTCATTCATGACGTCAGCACATCTAATAACGGACATACAGCATCCGCCACGTAAAAAAGGAGTACAATAACATGAGTACAAAAGGAAAAGTGAAATGGTTTAACCCAACTAAGGGCTACGGTTTCATTGAGCGAGAAGACAAGGAAAAAGATGTTTTCGTTCATTCCTCAGCAGTAAGAGCAGCAAGCTTAGAGCTGAATGAGGGTGACGAATTAACATTTGAAGTTGAGAGTGGCGAAAAAGGGCCCTCTGCAGTAAATCTTCAAAAAGTTTAATCGTATTTATAACAACAAGGGCAGTTAATATTATTTTTCAATATGCTGCCCTGCAAAAGGAGGGCAAAACATGAGAGAACGAGTATACAAATCCTTAATCAAGCGATATGAGTCAGAGCAAGAAGATGCTCTACTAAAGATTGACTTGCTTCTGGTGAACGCTGGCAGCAACGCTGTCATGGTGGATCACGTGGACATAACAGGCGAAATCGATAAACTATTGGTTAAATGTGCTGGTGCAGCCGAGAAAATGGCAATACTTAGACGATATTATGGCACAAATTAGGCAGCTGACTACATATAGTAATCTCAGAAACATTTATTGTTTTGAAAAAAAAAAAATAGTTCAAAATAATCTGTCAATCTGTCAGTTTGAGAGAAAAGATAATAAAATCAATGCTTATTTAAGCAAAATACTGCCAAATTGTTTGACATTTCATATTTCACAATCTGTCAGATATGTCAGCAAATATCAAAAAGATAGCAATACCAACAATATATTCGCAAAGGAAAAACTTTTGGACTTTTTGAATTCTTTGAAAGTTACCACATTACTATATATAAAATTTAAATGCGCAAAAGGAAGAAGTCTAAATACAAGCACGTTATGATTAATAAGAAGAAGTATTTCTTTTATAAGATCTCGTGGCTTGACATAACTGCTGACGGTGGCCATGCTACTGCGGAGGAGTTTGATAAATTTGAATGTTCACAGATGGTTTCGTTTGCTTATATCTATAAGAAGACAAAGAAATTTCTTTGGACTTTTGCTAGTTATGACGAGAAAGATGAAGCGTATTCAGATAGAAACATATTCCCACTTGGTTGCATCATTAAAACAGAGAGATTAAATGTGGAATCCCGATAGAGTATTATTTATAACACTATCTTTGTTGATTGGGATTTTGTGGGTGTGGCTGTCTTTGAATTTTTCATAGATGTCTGATTGGCAACAGTATTTTTTGGTTTTGTTTCTTTTTTCGCTGTTTTGGTTTGTGATGGTTTTTGTTCCAACGATGCAGTTGCGGGGGTAACGTTTAAAATTGGTGCGTAATCGTCTAAAATTTGTTTCATTTTGGCTTCTAGCTCTAGCTCTGACATATCTTCTAGTTTCCCATGTTTTATTATTTTTCGTTCTATGTATAATCCTGCTGCCTTGCCTCGATTTGTTTCTGCGTTTACTGCAGAGGAAAAGCTACCCTTCTTTAAAGCGAGCTCTTTTATGCGAGCAAGCTCGGCAACGTGACCTTCATAATTAACTTCAAATTTCTTAAGTCTTTCTTCCTTTAGTTTGCCTACGTATTGCACTACCAGGGGGCTGAGTCTGGGGTTCAAGAGTTCGGATCCTTCCTGTCTTGCTCTGTTTGCGCTGTACCCTGCTGCGGTGGCAGCTTCAGCTTGAGTCATAGGTCCATCTACTCCACCAAATACTACAAATTCAGCGAATCTCATTTGCATTTCTGTTAATCTTTTTGGAACTCCCATAGTTGACATTTTAAGGTAACTATCCTATAATGTCAACCATGACAGAAGAAGTAGATAATTTAAAAAAATGGCTAGAAGAGTCTAAAAGAACTCTCTTAAACTATAAGCAACGTCTCGTAGAAGCAGAGGAAGCTCTGGCTAATGCTCTAGCTGGAGATCATCGTGTAGCTGATTCAGATAAAATTATTATGGAGAAGATGGAACGTATTCAAGATTTGGAAAATATAAATGAAGGGCATCGTAAACTTAATGGAAAATTACAACAAAGATTGACAGAGGTAGAAGAAGATAATAAGAAGCTGGCAAATCAAATAGAAGATAAAATTAATCAATTAAGAAGATCAGGACTCTAATGTATGTTAAACATCTCCAAGAATATTTAGAAAAGTTTACTGCTGGACCCGGTGGGTCAAGGGGAAATTCGGTGAGTCATGCTAAAATATATATTGAACGTAATGGATACTTAGAAGAGATTAAAAGAATTGAAGTGCATGAGTCCCCTGCTAATTTACTAAATCCTTTGGATTCATCGATGAGAGTTATACTTAAACCCCAACGTGAAGAGAAATTAATACTGCCCCCAGGGTACGTTAGAGACTACTAGGTTACCCTTAAAATGAGATGGCACCCGAGCGAAAATTATACAAGAATCTTAAAAAAAATACACCCTCCATCATCTGGAATCGTGTTGAAAACCTTAGCTTACTCGGCATGCCTGATCTATTGGGGTATAATAATAATCAACACTTTTTTACTGTTGAATTAAAAGTCGCTAAAGGTGATAAGGTTCGATTTTCTCCACATCAAATTGCCTTCCATATACAACATCCAAAGAATACTTTTATTCTTATTGAAGCACTCGGTCAGAGATGCTTCAAACTTTTTCCAGGATCCGAGATC